ATCGTAAACTGAATAAGACTCACCATATTTTACCTTTTGGCAGATATCCATGGAATATTCAGCGGAGTTGTCGCCACCTTGGTTGGTAGCGGTGCAGTCCAAGTTGCACTCAGTTACTTCTTCTACGTTGGCTACTGGAATGCCAGAGTCGTAGCGAAGGATAACGGTGCGAGTTTTTGCGCCACCTGGGTTTACTACCTGGTTGATACCAGATACGTTCTCAGGGGAAGTCAGCATGCCCAAGAAAGCCGAGTCACGGCCAAGGGTAGCGACATTACAAGTTGTAAAGAATGAATTTAGCTCAAGCTGCACATCTGGGCAAGCGAGCAAAGTTGATGAACAAGACATGTTTTAGTATGGATTAAGAATTAGGATTAATTTGATTTTGCCCTGGTATTGCTGTGGCTGGCACAAAGTAATCCACACTATTGCAGTGGAGCGCACTGGTTACAAAGGTAATAAAAAAGCCCCCACTTTCGTGAGGGCTACCCATAAAAACAATTTAACGAGATGCCTTTGGATGAAGCCTCTTACCGACAGCAGGCATCGGCTGTGGTGCGGTTGGTTGTACGGATTGGGGAGCTGGGCGAGCGGTACGATTACCAAGTCCGAACATGTTAGTTACACCTGGTTGAGCCAATGGAGCAGGCTTGCCTGCATGTGGATTGGTGTCACCGAGTCCAAGCTCATTGATGATGTCTTGCATAGCCTCTTCAGCTGGCATGAAATCGCCTGCCTTTACTTTGGACTTGATCCGCTCACCGTTGGCATTCATGGTAACAAGCTGACCATTGTCATCAAGGTCGAACTTAAGGCGGTTCTTAAGGATAGCCTCAAAGCCAGCACGCTCTGCCTCATTGATCTTGGGGCGCATCTTCAATACTTCTTTGGCTTTGGCCAGTCTGAAATCAACTTCCTTTTGCTTTAAGCTGCTGGCCATCTCAAACTTGTATTTCTCAAACTCTTCGCCAGTGCTTTTCCAAGCTGCCTTAATATCGTTTTTTTCTTTCTCAATTTTGGCGATCCTTGCCTCGTACTCCGAAAGCCGTTGATCTGCCCCGACCGTATTGGATTTTTTGACATCTTCTATCTGATTAATGAAACCACCTTTAAGCTTGTTAAGACCTAGCACCAACAGCTCATCATTCTTCTTAATAGCCTTGGTCTCCTCCTCTGTGAACTCAACTCCCTCCTCCTTGAACATCTGCCTGATCTTGGTCATCTGACTTCCCATGATCTTGCCATAGATCTTGTCCGTTATTTCAGGGTCTTTGATGACGTTCTCTTTAACGATGAACTTGGATTGGAACTGTTCCTTGAACTGGTCGAAGTTTTCCGCTTCGATTCCTGTGAACTCACAGAAGCTTTTTAAATCACTCATTGTCGGTTGTTTTTGGTTTGCGACTCTTTTTCTTTTTTGGCTCGGCAGTCGGTTCCTCCGAGGTAAGGGTGTCAACAGTCGGCATGGCCGGAGCTGTTTGGTTGGTGTCTAGAATAACGAATCTATTGGGATTGACCTGAACTATATCTGGAGGGGTCTCTATCAGCACCCATCCACCCGATTGCATCCGCACAGGGTTGTTGTAGATCGATGGAGGGAGCATGGCTTGGCGGCCAGTCTTCATCGATACGGCTTTTTTTAGGTGATCCATTTATTTTCAATTTGTTTGTAAAGTTACAAATTTATATTATTATTGTGCCATGGAGGAAAATAATCACGACCCTGACGCTTTATTGGTTTGGCTTTTCATTATAGTTGGATGTGGGATTATATGGCTTATAATAATTAAGTCACTATGCTAGGATCAATCATTCTATTTATAATCTGTTTAATCCTTCTAAACTATGACCTCAACAAGACCAAAATCAAAAAAGATCGGGAAGACGATCAAGACAATCAAAGGTAAGGCTGGCAAATGGGAGATTTTCTCATATGTCAAGAATAACAAGACCTATTATGCAAATCGTTTGGTAAGCTCAAATGGCTGGATTGTTTGCAGTAATCTAGGGTTTTTAAGGTTGCAGCATGCGATTGATAATGTAAGTCGAGTCCGCAAGCTTGCCTAATTTGGGTAGTTGATCCCGTAAGGTCTCTATTCCAACCCAAAGTAATCAGAAGTAGCGGCATCTGGTTCAAAGCCATACTTGGATATCGCCTCCCTGACTTTTGCTTCTGGCACCCTGCGAACCGATACTGGTATGATGGAATGGCGGCAGTTGTACCCACCTGCATAGGAATAGATGGTGGAGGAGTTGGTGCCTGGTATGCGACCTGCCCAATTACCAGCATCTTCTGGCCAAGATTCAATTTCCCTATAATAAAAATATTGATTGTGCCGATCAGCACAGAATTTTCTTGTCGTTTCTATCTCGCTTCCAGAATAAAAAAACCATTCCGCTTCAAGCTCCTCGCTGACTGCCGAGGTGTAGTTCCTATCAGCTATGGCAAAGGTATCATGGGCGATCTGCTTGTTATATTGTAGTAGCTTGCCATCCACCTCTTCATCCCCGGTCACAATGGTCTGAAGCTGTCTGACTGTCTCGGTGAAGCCAGCGTTGGAGCTGATAGCCGTCTCGATGTTCTCACGAACCACATCAGCAAAGCGTTGATTACCTATGGCATTGACCATCAAATCTACCGCATTGGCTTGGGTTAATCGGAACAAAGCTTGAGCATTGGCGGCAGGTTTGAACCCATCAAATGCCTTGGCAAAAAGCTCATTGCTTACATTCACCTGCTCGCTCATGCCAGCCGCATAGCTTCGGACCGCTGAGATATATTCCGAGTCAGCAAGTATCTGCTGAACCAATTCCTTGACATTTGCAGCAAAGGCAAGGTTAGAACTATTAAGGATAATGTTGCCCGATGAGTCAACTGCAAGCTGTCGAAGTATCTCAACGATCTGAGGGAATAGACGCTTTTGCGCTCGCTCGACCTCGGTCAAGTAGATGTCAGGCACGGTCGTGAGCCGCCTGGTCTTTTCGGCTATAAGCTCACTCAATGTAGCCATTATGCTCCTGCTATGATGTTACCTACTAAAGTTTGAGCGTTGAAAGGTGTAGCGGTTGTCAAGGCAATGGCTCCAGCCACTTCCCTGGCTTTGTTAATCAATGCCTGTTTCTGCAAATCAAAATCCAACTCAAAGAAGTTAGGGTTAGCCATGCTCAATTCGTTCACAAAGTTAATGGCCGAGTCATGCAGAACTACCTCCCATTTATCCACCAATCCCTTTGAAAGCTTCAGATTAATCTCATCCAATGTCATAGTGAGCAGTCGGTCTGTCTGACTGATTAGGTTAAAGACCTTCTGACCTTGGACATCTGGATAATAAAGAGTCTGCAAGTATTTATAGATGATGGATTGGATTACAAAGGGCGGCTGCTTGGCACTAATCGCCTCATTGATTTGGGCGAGATAGTCAGACTCTAAGTAAAAGTCATAATTCACAGGTCGCTTAACGATTGGCTTGCGGTAATTCTCACCATAGCGCATCATGCCAATCATATCAATACACCACTCGTACATATCAAACAGCTGCATACAGTTCTGCTTGATACCAGCGATCAATGCCTTCTGGTCAGAAGCCGCCTCGGTAGCTGTGATTCCTTCGCCACCTTGGACCTTGTTGTTAGTCTTTTTGAGGTGCAGGATCTCATATGCTTGGTTCATATTATGAGCCACCTCCTCACGCAAGAATCTAGGAGTTTCAGTCGATGGGGCTGCATAGAATATAGCTGAATCGGGGCTGATGTTATCGCCTGCCTGAGTTGATGTCTGTGGCTTGATAAGCAAGGTTCCATAAGGACTTACCCTATCTTTAAGACCCGATCCGTTACATTCAGGACAGATGGACTTATGGCCATTCATTAAATAGTGATAACCACCATCACAGGTAAGCATCTCACCATCCACTCTGATCTGATGCTGGCAAGGGTCACCAATCATCACCCGGTATGGATAGGTGCAGGTTGGCTTGATTCCACGAAGCAAAGCCGAATCCAACAGCACTTCATCCAACACATCAGTGGCATAAAGGAAAGGACTCTGCTGCATCATGGTCTCATCGATCTGGATGGCTATTCCATCCACTCGCTTAACAGGTACCTCACCTATGGCATGGTTGAACCATTCAACTATCTCAAATCGGTAATCCACTTTCTTGCCTACTTGAATGGCTTTGTAAATCCACTCATCGTCAAAGATGTAGTAAACCAATCCCTCGTAAACTTCCTTGTTATTATACTCAACCTTGGACATCTCCTCGCTTTCAATGATGGCGAACTCCTCATCATAAGCGATTACCCTGGTAGTATGATAGAACTTGGTAAACGGTTCAATCAGTTCATCCGGATCAATTACCTCCTCACCTTCTATCTCGGTGGTAGGTATCTCGTAGGGAAGAACAGCCACCACTCCCATAGCATCCATCAGCTTCAATGGTGGCAGGAAGGTGAATACAAAATTGTCCAAGCTTCCGAACTCTGGATAGTCTTGGTTTATGTATTCAGCTAATGTGGTGTTAGTGTTGACATACTGATCGGCATCAGGTAGAAACTCGATGGACCAGTTGTTCTCATGATAGGCACGGCCATAGGTATCGACCATGTCCTTGAAGACTTGGATAGTCGTTTGCTTGAAGTTGGCACGAACATATTCAGCCTCTTTGGGAGTCTGGTTCGGTGCTTGCTTGGCAAACAGCAGTTCTGGGAAGACTCCCTTCTGAGCATGAGTCCGTATCTGTTGAAGCCATTCAACCGACAAGGTGTAGCCAGGATAGTAGTGAGGCAGGTAATGACCTTGCTCATTACTATTGAACAAGGTAATTCCTTTGGCCTTGTTTCCTTTGTTTCTAATCGATACGATCTGGTCAACCAGATACGAAATCTGCTCAGGGGTCAACATTAGTTTTTGGGTTTAATGGGTGGCTTTGGCCGTGTGCGTGGCTTTGCGCCTCCGCATGATGAGCATCCTTTCATGGTA